CTTGGGATGTGGTTTTGGGGCGACCGGCTTTGTGCTCAACCCGCCCCAGTGCAGTCTTCGACTTGACCGCCATTACCAGGGCACTCCGGCAGCCTTAGTAGGTGCGCGTTGCTCGTCAATTTGAGCTTGCAGAGCGGCTTGGATTTCGGTGACTTTTTCATCGCCGCCGAGTGCGGTCTTGACCCAATCGATGACCTGGCTTTCCTGTAAATCGGAATACGGGATAAGCGTGTCAGGGCGCTCAAAACCAACGGAGCCATAAGCACCAGCGGAATAGGTGCCGTCGTTAGCGTCCACGGTGTAATGCGCCACCATCACAAAACCGTCGCTGGTTTCGCGTTGCAAGGTGTTGATGCCCCAGGTGAAGGTGGTGGTCGGAGTAGTGGTTGGCATGGTAATAGCCAGGTCTGTTTGAGCTTAAGGGTGATGCAACCTGTTGGGTATGGCCGGTTGCCCGCCTAGTGAGTAGGACTACGAGGCTTCAAGGGCTGACAGCCGGGCTTCCAGCGAAGCGATTATTTCTTGCTGCTGTTGAACCGCCTTAATCAGCACAGGACACAGTTGCGATTGATCAAGCGTCCAAATGTCTTCGCTTTCGTAATCAATGGATCCATCATCTTCATTGCGAGGAGCATTGACAACAAAGGGTAGGACTTCGACAAGTTCCTGAGCGATCAAGCCAGTCCATGTGCCGCGAGCATTGCGGTTGTTAGGACTGGCATCAGAAGGATCATTCCAAGTGAAATCCTTGACTTTAATCTTGCTGATTGCATTAAGAGCATCTAGGTTTGTATCCTCAATATTTTCCTTAAGACGTGCATCAGAACTTACTTGAATTGCAGCATTTCCGATATACATCGTAGTGCTAGAGCCGCCAGTCGAAGATGTGTAAAATCGGCTGCTGTCTTGCCCTGAAGGACCTAGATAGATTGCTCCTTTGTTCCAAAGATTACTTTCAATTCTAACTTCGCCAGTATTTCGGATCGACATTCTTTCCGTCGCAGTACTCGCCCCGTCTGCCGTGGTCCGAAATTCTAAACGCGCTGGTAAATCACCAGTACCACCCGTAGCATCGGCTAGTGCAACAATTTGCGCCCGTGCATTTCCTCCTGAAATAGTGTCGCCAAAGTTGATAATTCCTAGTGCGTTTTCGGCGAACAGAGCGTCGCTTCCACGTCTAAGTTGAAGAACACCTTCCGTTGTTGCAGAAGAAGAGTTCCCGACAATATCAACTCTTGAATTACCAGACGCACTAGACGTCCCCACCAACAGCCTGCCGGAGCTGTCGATGCGGACGCGTTCTGTCCCGTAATCTGTATCCGAACCACCTGCTCCATCTCTGGTGTAAAAACCAATAGAAGCATTAGAGCCATTTGCAGTGCTAAATACGCGAAGCTGTCGATTACTGGTGTCAAACGATAAGCCTTGCCGGAAACTATTGTCAAAGATAGTGGCGATCCTGCTATCAGCCCATGTAATTCTTATACTGCCATCGACATGAAGTGTATCACTAGGAATCGTGCCAATCCCTACGCGCCCAGAGCTGTCGATGCGCATTCGCTCCGTCGGAGTGTTTGATCCGTCGGAAGTGGTATAAAATTCCAAACGAGTTGGCCAGTCATTTACGCCCCAATCGCCATCAGATTTCGCGACAATTCTTGCAGAGTCATTTTCGTCTCCAGTCGGAGCAGCGCCAAACGCGATTGTTCCAAGACCATGACCACCGCCGCCAGGTGGCGTTGAGGCTCTTTGTAAAAAGATTCCACCTTCATAACCAGCGTTTCCAGCATCATTGCGAACAACTACCTTATAAGCTTTACTGCTCGTCGACGTCCCCACGAGCAGCCTGCCGGAGGTATCAATGCGTGCTTTTTCGTCAGATGCTGTGCGCAGAATTAACGGATTACTATCTAGCGTTCCAAACACACCATTGTTAATAAACTGAAGACCACTGGTGCCAGTAACACCAACAGTCAGTTGACCGCTAGTGATTTGAGCATTACCGGTGCCAACAGTAAATGATTCAGCAGGACTCGTAGTGCCAATTCCGACGCGCCCAGAGCTGTCGATGCGGAGGCGTTCGTTGTTGCCATTCGTTTTGAACGCAAGTGTATTTGCCGTTCCATTGCTGCCGATGTACCACTTTTGAGCGCCAGTACTATCTAAGGATTCAATGTAGTTATATGTATCGCCACCACCACCGCCACCTTTGATGGAAATACCTACGGTTTGCCCCGAGCCGGTGCTGGTTAGATTGAAACGAGCATCGTCTGCGCTGACATCTAAAACTTGACTAGGGCTACTGGTCCCCACACCCAAGCGCCCAGAGCTGTCGATAAACAACCGCCCAGTGCTATTAGTCGAGATGGCTACGTTGTTACTAGAGGGTAGATAAACCCCGTTTGTAGGCACGCTGCTCCCACTCGGGATAAAAGCCGCAGCCGTTAAATTCCCAGGAATCGTGACCGCACCAGTAGCCGAAATCTCAAAACGTTTCGTCCCGCCAGTTGAAATCGCAATCTGGTCTGCACCAGGGCGGTAAATACCAGTATTTGCGTCCCCATCGAAAGCAATGCTTGGAGCAACTTCTGACCCCGTGCCAGCGTTCTCCATCAAGTCAGCAATGCTGACCTTTTTCGTCTCGTCGGTAACTACATCGACGATGGGCAATACATCAGTGCTCGCGGGATCTGTATAAGCGTTCAGATCCGTAATCTTGACGTTGGCCATCGAAGCTGCTCCGGTATTGGAATCTTAGTTGTGGCTTAGGTCTTGATACAAGCCAGCAATGCCACGTTGACTGGGCGCGTCTCGTCTCCAAAACGTCCCACATCACCAAAGTTTGTGCTCTTGGTTGAATCAGCCACACCAGCGTTATCGCCAATGCTGCTGATAGCGCCCGATGGACCAGCAGCGCGGTACGGGACCGTATGCGTGTGGCTTTGCAGCTGGTCGGTCTGACCTGAGCCGAAACTACGCCCGCTGTCTACAGCCGAGGTGACCGACTGGTCGTTAGCGCCGCTGTTCCAACCCCGAACAAACTGACCACGGAGGTCAGGCAGCGCAAAAGTTGAACTGCCATCACCGGCACCAAATGCCGTGCCGATTGCAGAAAACAAAGTGGCGTAAGTTGTTCGGCTTACAACGCTGCCGTCACAAATCAAATACCCAGTTGGCGCAGTCTGCCGAGCGGAGTAAATGACCGTACCAGCAGGGGTTGGGTCACTGACGTCAACTGCAGCAACTTGATCGTCAACGTATTTCTTGGTAGCCGCCTGCAGGTTTGCGGTCGGAGCTGCATCTAGGGTCAGCGTCCCAGTCAGGGTGCCACCGGAAAGCGACAAATATGTGCTGGCTGCGGTCGTTATCTGCAAATACCGCCCATCACCGTCGCTTTGTGAAATGCCAACAGGGTCAACGCGAACCCAGCTTGTCCCGTCGTATACCTTTAACTCATCTGGCGTCTGACTGGTGTTAAGCCATAGCTGACCCAATACAGGGCTGCTTGGTGCGGTCCCGCTTGGGTTTGTAATAACTGCAGAACCAGGCAGGAAACTGACCAGCGAAAAACCGGCGCCGTTATAGATCTTCAGCTCAGGCGGGTTGTTTGAGGTATCAACCCAAAGCTGACCGTTGGCAGGAGATGACGGAACATCTGAGCCACGGGTGGTTCCAAATTGGACCATCGCCAAGCCCAGGTTTTCGCCTGTGATTCGCTTGGTCTCCGTGGCACTGACATCAGCGAACACCAGCAGGTCATTTTCGACCAGCGTGTCCGCTGCGTTTAGCTGGGATATGCGACGGTCAGCCATTAGTAGCCCACAACGACGAGGTCAACAGTTCCGGCAACCGCAGTGCCCGATGAGTTCCTGCATTCCACTGTAATTGAAGTGGTGGATTTGGATAGGACCACTGCCGTTACCGCTGATGTGTTTTGAAGCGTCACCTGAACGCTGGTGATTGCACGGAACGTTTTAGTCAGGCTGATTGCCGAGCCACCAGAGCTTCCGCTGATGGACGCGTCGTTGATTGTCTCGATGACATCGGGGTAGTCCAGCTCCGCAATCAATTCGGTGATCTTGCCAGGGGTGATGCCATCAAGGGATTTGAACGTGGTCTGCACTCGATAGACGTCACCCAATAACCGTTCATAGGGTGCATAGGGATGGACAATGCCGCCCTCAGCCAGTTGCGTGTCGGTGTAGTAGCGCTGCTCGCCCAAGATGCCGTCAGCAGATTGCTCTAGCAAAATCTTGTCATCGTTGTTGGTGCCATCAGGCTCCTGGACTAAAACAAGATCGGCGCCAGTCAAGGCGACCAGTTTGTGCTGATACGTTGCCGTGGCGGTCGTTGTCAGCAGCAGATTGCTTTCTGACTCATTGTTATCAAAGTTCCAATTGAAAATGCTGTCTTTGCCTGCATCGGTCTGAACTAGGTCGCCATTGCCATCGACCTCACAGTTGATGTAATTGCCTGTCCAAGTGTCAGTACCACCTTGGTCGCGGGCATCAATGGTCGCAACAGCATTGCTAAGCGGTGGCGCACCAATGTTGACCAACACAAAGGCAGGAAGGTCTGAACGCCATTGGGTAGCGTCAACCGCCTTCACCATCACAACCCAGCTGTCGGTATCGAACAAACTGGTCTCAAACCATTGTTGATTCGCGTTCTGGCCGCCAGATGCAAGTTCAATACCAGCGCCCCAGCTGGCAGACAAGTTCAGGCGAGTAGCCAGAGCTGCTGGACCAGAAACGTT